CTCAACCGTAGCCTCAACGCCGGAGATTTCGATCTCACGGTCGCCCAACGCCAGGTCGCCTACCTCGCCTGTGGCTTCAACTCCGTCGAGTACTTGCGTGGCCTCAACACCCCCAACCTCACCAACGGCCTCAACCCCGGTAATGGCAACTTCAGTCTCAGGGAACGTCTGGGTAACAGCGCCGGTTGCCTCAACACCCGTCAGCTCATAGGCGGGTTCAATGGCAACGTTGCCAACCTCGCCGGTAGCCTCGACGCCTGAAATTTCTTGAGAGTATGAAACGTCTCCGACCTCGCCCGTGGCTTCAACGCCAGAGAGATCGATAGACAGCTCGGGAGCAACTCCCCCGACAAAGGCGTCTGCGTAGACGCCGGAAGGCTCAACGTCGGCTGCTACAGACGTAATACTGCCTACAGCCCCAGAAGCTGCAATTCCTGTGAGCGCAACAGTTTTATCGCCGCCCGCAAGAGATGCGAACGGCGCTGCTGCAAATGGGGCTATACCCAGCATGGCCCTCCCCTAAACCGGGGACGGCTTACGCCAGACGGATAAGCGCGGTCGTATTCGTGTTGGCAGGCATCGTCAAGGTGAAGGTGCCAGCCGTAATCGTTTGCGAACCGAAGGTGTGAACCGAAACAGCCTTGTTGCTCTGGGTCTGGTTATAGATCAGAACAGTGTCAAAAGCCGTGGTCAAGGTAACGCCGGTGTACACCAGGCTTGCGGACGGGGTCCAGTAAGCGGTGGTGCCCGAAGAGGTCGGGGGCGTAGCGTTGGTGACCGCAATACCACCGGCAGAGTAGCCGGGACCGGACACTTCACCAGAGGTGGTGTAAGCCGTGGTGCCTGCGCCCAAAGTGGCAGAAGTCAGGTACAGAGCACCGTAAAAGGTGTCAGCCGTACCGGATCCACGGGTGGGAGCGGTGCCAAAGTTGTGCGTTGCTGTTAGCAGCTCCGTCTTGAACGAAGTGCACATTGCCTGGGTATTTGCCATTTTTCAGTCCTTTCAACCGAGCATTGCGGCCATTCCGTCGGCCAGCACGTTTTTCTTCAATTCCACATGCACCGAGCGGTGCACCAACTCGCCGTCCAGCCAGAACTCAATCCAGCGTGTGAACTCGTTCTCATTATCGACGGAACCCTCACGCTTTTCAAGCAGGTTCTCGTCCATGTAACCTTTGGTGGTTTGTACCAGTGCCATGTCTTCTCCTTTAGACCAAGCGAATGATTGCCGACGTGTTAGTAGGCGCGGGAAATTCAACAACAAAAGAACTGTTAGACGTTTTTGTGGACCCAAAATCCAGCACACAAACAGCAGGATTTCCACCACCAGACTTGTAGATCAAAGCGCCTCTGGCGGTGATTGATCCAGTCCACGTTGCATTTGCAAATGAAATGTAGGCCACTGCATTGGGGCCATTCTGCGCGCCAACCGTAGGCACTTGGTTAACTACCAGCGTAGCACCGCCGGCAACATAGTTTCCACCAGAAGCTTCACCATCAGTCGTATAAGCAGTCGTGTCTGCGTTTAACGTTGCTGCATTGGTATACAAGGCAATCTTGAACGTGTCAGAACCAAAGTCGTACGTGCCATCCAGCACGCCAGTCTTAAACACGTTGCAGACGTAGTTGCCAGTAAAAGCCATTAACGGACTCCGCTATTCTGTGGCAACGGTGCCTGACGATACTGACCACTGCGGTAAGCATCGCTGCGCTCGAGGCCGTCACCCAGACGAGAGGCCATGGCCATGGCTTCCTTGTACTTGCCGTCGTACAGAGCAATCAGGTCCGCCTCACCCTTCATAAAGGTGTAGGCCTCAACCAGACAGCCGTACAGCAGCACGGTGTCAAAGTTATCGCCAATCCAAGACGTGCCTTGAGCATTGTTGACCTGCGTGATGGGTACAGAGAAATCTACCGTTGCAGTGCCGCCAAGGTACGTTGCATCCGCGGAAAGATTGTCAGCAACCGTATACAAGCATCCGGCGTTCTTGATGAAGATCTCATCCACTGCACCGCCCGTGACAACAATGTCTGCCACCGCGCCTTGGCCAGTACCGCCCGTGAGCGGCACGCCGTAGTACTTACCATTCGTGTAACCAGATCCGCCAACAATAACGCCTAGCGCGTTAATAGAGGACTGCACAATAGATTGGGGGTAGTAGTAGAAGTGCAGCTCAACGTCGTAGTTTTGATCAGGCGTTGGTCCAACAATAAAGGACAGCTCGTTAGTAATAGTGCTACCAGATACAGTGGGGCCAAATAACGCATAGTACTCAGGTGCTCCAACATCCAAGCTCGGATTTGGATAAGACTGTCGAATGAAGTTAACGTCTTTGTTGAGAAGGTACTTGTACTCGCCGTTAACAATGACGGCCAGTGAGTACGTGGAAAGATAATCGTCGGGCGCAGACAAGTAAGGATTTGACGCAGTCAAGTGACCGGTCATGTTTTTGCGCAGAGACGGAAACTGAACTGTGTTGTAGATGCGCTGCTCGGCCTGCTCAATGAAACGGTTGATCTGAGCATTGGGCCCAATCACCGTCCCATTGGACAGATACGTATCGGGAAACGCGTTTTCCGTATACGCCTGAATAGCAGAAACGAGTTCGCTGTAGTTCATGTCAAGCCATCGGACCGCGAGTCTTAATGCCTTTGGTGGCCGCGCCGTAACCACGCATGGTTTTCTCGCCATGCTTGTTATCAGCACCGTAGTTGCCTTTGCTCACGCCGCCAACAGACATGTTGTTCTCGTTGACGCCGTTGCCGCGCTTGGACACAACGTCAGGCGCTGCCTTGTGCATGTTCTCCATCGGCTGCTTGTACACGCCAATGTCGTTGCCACCACCAGGAGGATACTTAAAGCCGGTGTACGCGCTGGCGTCCTTGTTCTCCTTGGCGTGACCCAAAGGATACTTCTCGGCCTTCATCACCGGTGCAAAATCATTCTTGGCCATATCAACCTCCGCGGGAAGAGCCGCGCTGGTTCATGGCACGAGCCATGTTGCGACCATATTTTTTCATGTCCATGGAAGTAACGCCGCCCTTTTTCATGCCCTTGGCGTGCATGCGTTTTTCATGGGCTTTTACCTCTTTGTCGGCAATTGCCTTGACCTCTTTTTTGTCCATGTCCGACTCCTTACGTCGTTGCTACCGTTACTGTACCCAATTGTATGGTCAATGCCAAATAATTGGGGGTTAATCCATCATCATTTGCCCTCGAGCCACCCACCGGATTCCAACCCCATTGGATGATCCGGCTGCCGGCCTCCGGCGTACCAAACCCGTCGGTGCCCGTTCCGCCAGTGTCATTGGTCTGCAAACCGCTAGAACCGGACAGGTAATAGCTCAAATCCGGGCGCGGCTCCCGCACAGCCTGCGGGTCATTGACCGGGTACATACCAATCTGCAGCTGCGGCTGGTCTTCTTCCCAGCACTCCGGGCAAACCTTGATACTGACCTGGCGGGTCTTGATTGTCAGCTTACGCAGCTCTTTCAGCATGTACCGCTGGGCACAGCGGTCACACTCTGCAATTGCGTATTTGGCTGACGCAAACCGATTAGGCATAGAACATGTTCCTCGGCACGTAACGGTCCGGCGCCTTGTCGCGGTCCTCGGTCGAGGCGAGCATCCACTGCTCCTCATATTCCTGCTTGAGCATCGGCATCCGTGGCAACGCTTCCGGCAGCTTCTGGGACAGGTAAAAAGCCAAGCCGGCCACCATACAGGGGATTAGACGGAACGGGATGTCCTGCACGTTTACGCCACTGCCAGCGTCCTGCATACGGCGCATCCGGTAGTAGACCAGCGTGTACTGGTCGCCAGGGGCGGACGGGGCCGGATAGACGTTGATCGACGACAGGTTGTTAGCCTTAATTGCGGCGTTGTTTGAGTGAGAAGCGGCGGTTGTGCCGTTCTGCCCGCGGAAACAGTTCTGCAGCTGGTTGCCCACAATGTTTTGGTAGGCAATCGTCTCGTTGTCGATATTGATGAACCCGGACGTAGTCAAAGCTGATGCGTTATTGACCGTGATCGTGGTATCAGCCGCTTGGATATTGCCGTTCAAGGTGGCCGACGTGGCGTTTACTTGCCCCGTCTGGCGGTTAATCCAAGCCTGGACCGGGCGGCCTTGGGCGTACTTGTTGGGGATGGCCGTCCATGTGGGCTCAGATATGCGCGAAATGGTCACGTCTGACTGGCCGGAGGTGCCGTTGTTAATACGGGTCACCATGTCCAGAACGTCGATTGTGTCGTTCGGGATCAGGTATTGGTACTGATTGGTATTGAGGACAATCTGCTGCTGCTCGATGGTCCACAGGTTAATACCCCGGTTTGCCCACTCAATCGTGAGCATGTTCAGCGAGCGGCGAGCTGTACGGAAGTTGTAGCCCGTACGCATCTCTGAGCCGCAGCGCTCAAATGCATCCTCAATCAGTTCGTTGAGGTCAAGGTTAAATGCGGATAAACCGGAGGTGGTTGCCATTTAGACCATCTTTCCGCGAGTCTTGCCTCGCTGCGCAATGCCATCGCCACGCTTGGATGCAGAAGACTGCTTGGGCTTTGAAGAGCGTACCTTGCCGCCTTTTTTCATCATCATCATGGCCGCCGTCATAGCCGCTCTCTCAGGGTTATCACCAATGTAACGCGCAACCCCTTTGAGAGTTCCGTCTGGATCATTCAACGCATTACCCAGCGCATTTCCTGCCGTGTTGATGGCCGCGCCAGGATCCTGAATGATGTTGCCTACCGTGTTTACGGCAGCGTTGGCGGTATTTGCAAGATCATTAAAAACGCCCATTATCTGTACCTCGCGGTCTTCTGAGCAATACCTTTGGGTTGAGCCACAAACTGCTTGCCTGCTTTTTTGCCGGCCCGCTTTGCACGGGTTGTGGCAGCATACTCTGCAGAGGTCAAGGACTTGATAGCCGCCTCTGGCAAGTATCGCTCACCCGTCTTTGACGACGGCTTTCCAGACTTGGTGCGCCATTTCTGGGCTCCCCAGTCTTTGAGCGACTGCTGCGGACTTTTCACTTGTAGCCCCCGCCTTTTGCCTTGTACTGCTTTGCCAACAACTGCGCTTTGCGCGCCGACCACTGACCAGCACCAGTACCCTGCACAGCTCGAGACTTGATGGACTCAAACAGCGACTTGCGCATACCAGGCTTGGTGTAGTTGCCGGCCTCATTAACCTTTGACTTTACCTTTCCGCCCTCGGCGTACTGGGTAAAATCCGTGTCGTCGCGGCGAGCCTTGCGCTTACCGCTGGGCATCTTGCTGGGCATTATGGCGCCCATGCCGCGACTGGCCATCATTTCTTGTACATCCCACCACCGCACATGGCGATGATCGTGCCACGGGTTTTGCCCTTTATGGCAATACCGTCAGCGCGCTTAGAAGCAGAAGAAACAGAGCCACCCTTTTTCATGCCGGTAGCTTTGTTGTACGCCTTCTCGGCAGCAGCAGCTTCTCGAGCATCCATGATGTCACGCTCCATGTCGTAACGCTGCTTGGGCGTAACGTAGTCCTCATCAGACTGATCCGTGCGTTGGGGATTTACAAAGCCACGACCTGCGCCAGCAGATCTTTTAGCCCGGGCGGGAAGGGACGGGATGCCTCCCCCAAGAGCCCTGTCTGGAACCATGTTTCCTTCAGCCATGATGGCCTCCTTGAATTAGCAGGCTTTGCCGCCCTTGGACATCTTGATCATCGTGCCCTTGGTCTTGCCCTTGATGGCAACGCCGTCGCGGCTGGGGGCTGCAGTCTTGACCTTGCCCATGGCAGAAGGCTTAACAGAGCCACCCTTTTTCATGCCCTTCATCTCGGCCATCTCGTGCTTGACCATAGACTTGGGAGCGCCCTTGGCTTTCATAAAGCCAACTTCTTTTTTCATCATTGCCTTAGATTCTTTCATATCACCACCTTTTGAGAAAAGAGCCGATTTCCCATGGTGAGTCTTCGGCAGATTGATACCAGCGTTGCCGCCGGAACGAAACTTTTTACCTTTGTCAGCTTCAGAAAACTCTTTGCCAACAGATTGAGGAACCCCGACCTTCTTCGCAAAAGCCGGGCTATGCGCCACGGCCTCCATGAAGTTGTGCTGCTTACGGCTAACTGAGGGCACTTCTTTGCTCCCGAATAAACAAGTCAATCTTGTCGTTCAGCTTGTCGAACCGACTGTCGATATGGGCGACTATCTTGTCTATCTCCGCCTGTGTCACATTGTCGCGCGCAATCTCCTCCCTGGTCCTGTTGAGCAGGATCTGGATTCGTTGCAACTCGGCTGACTTTTCCCTCAGATTCCAACTGAGTAACCCGATGAATGTAGTCAGCAAGACGTTCCACAGCATCATCTCCATGTTAGCAATTCCATGCTCGCAAAGATTTATTGATACGACTGTTCGGGTCTTTGGCAGTCTTGGCGCTCGTGAGCTTCTTCTTCATGCCCTCCATACGGGCGCAAAAAGAGTCTCGGCGTTTGCCGCCCTCTGGCTGCGGAGGCTTGAGGTTCATCCCCTGCTTTTTGGCAGAGGCTCGCCCCTTGGCGTTCAAGCCGCCTTTGGGGTTCTTGCCTTCCTTGCGTTGCCATGCGGGCGACTTAGCCATACACAACCGCTGCAGTAGCGTTAGACACAGCGCAGTACATGGATGTATTGCACCTAATGCCGTCACCTGGGAATGGCACATTCAACACCCCGGCAACTGCGGGGGCAGTGAAAGACCAAACAGTGGTTCCACCAGAACCACCATCTTTGATAGCGACGGTGCCCCCCGACGCAAAGGAGATCGTGATCCCCTTCAATCGAGTAGGGCCAGCATAGACATCACCGCTAACGGAGATTGGCGTGCTCTTTACGTCAAATTGGATTGCCATGATTGGCTCCTAATTAGACGTTCTGCTGGCCGACCAGAGGATCTGCAACGAAGTACGTGATGTAGCCGCCAACAGTGCCAGCGCCAGAGGTGTCAATCGTCACGGTGACGTAAGCCATTTCAGACGTGGCGGCAAGCGTCAGGCCGGCGGTAACAACACCAGTTGCAGCAACCGACAGGTTGTTTGCAATAGCTGCACCAGTCACAGTACCGCTGGTGTAACCACGCGTGCCCAGATCGACAGAACCAGCGCCTGCGTCATTGATGGCAACAGAGAGAACCACCGCGCCAGCGGGGAGAATCAGCGCAGGAGCGCCAGCTGCGGAAGATACGGCAACGTTGGTGGGAGTAGCTGCGGCAGCGTTAGCAATGTAGAACTGAGCGGCCATAACGCCGGAACCACAGTAAGCGGTGCGAGTCTGATCGCCGCCGCCCGAACGCCAAATGCTTTGGGTGGTAGAGAGAGCCATTTCAATTGTCCTTACGTACAAGATCAGCGCATCAATCGGTACGTCGTCTGCCGGGTCAGTTTGATGCACCGGAAACCCCGGGCTTGGGTGCAATATACAGGAAAAGAAAAAGGGGCACAAGGCCCCTTTCTCGTACGTTGCAAAGAACCTATTAGGCGCCTTGCGAACCGTACATTCCCAGCGGGTCAGACCAGCCGAAGCTGTAACGCTCGCGGGACTTGTAGCGGACGTTGCCGGTGTCAAAGTCACCGTCCATCGACTGCTGCAGGGGCGTACGAACAAAGTGCTTCATGCCGTTCGGGACGTCCGTGGTCAGGAACCAGGCGTTCGGGTCGGTCAAGAAGTGGTTGATCGTGTAGCCTTCAGACACCGAGCCGTTGTTCTTCAGGGCGTTGATGTCGTTGTCGTTGGTACCAACGCGCAGCTCGGTCTCGAGCAGGCGGGTGGCAACGAACTGCAGCGCCGGGGGAACAACCAGCTTCTTGGGCTTGGCAGCGATCAACAGGCTACGTTCGTCAGTCCACAGGCTGATCTGGATAACGGCGGCTTCTAATGAAGTCTCGTTCAGGTCAGCAGGGGTGCTGGGAATGTTGCTGTTGGTACCACCAGACACCAGCGGGTGTGCGCTGGAGAACAGAGGAACGCCGTCGCCACCGTTGTAGCCGTTGGTAAAGCCATTGTTCAGAACAGCGGCTGCCTTGACTTGCTTGGTGTACGCCATCGAACGGGCCAGGGCCTTGGTGTAGCGAGCAGACAGGCTGTCGTACAGGTTGTCCTCGATGGCCTCTTCGGTCAGCGAGAAACCCATGGCAATGGTTTCGTGGGTGTAACGGGCGGTCCAAGCTTCCTGGCCATTGTCATAAGCAATGGCAGAGCCTTCGTTCTTCACCGGAGCGGCGGAGAAGCCAGACAGTTTGGTTTCCTCTTCAAACGAACGCTCGGAAGTCTCGGTTTCGTAGATCTCTTTGTGCTCTTCGCCGTACTTTGCATACTCCAGACCGAACAGGGCGTTCAGACCAGGGAGCAGCTCTTTCAGTAATTGTGCGCGTGAAATAGCCATTTTGTATTACTCCTTATCAGACGCCAGTGGTGTTGTTGTACTGGTGGAGATTGATCTTGACGATGATCTCCGGGAACACCACGTTGCCGCCGGTCGTGTAAGACGAGGCCGGAACGACGTCGATCACACGGATAGGCAGAGTGTTGGTGGTGTCTTGGCTACCAGCCAGAACGGACATGCCAGAGTCGCCGGTGGTGGTGTTACCCGTACCGGTGATGATGGACACGTTGGAGCCGATGGAATCAGCATAAGCGTAGTTAACCACGCTGCCGCTGTTGGTCACGACAACCTGGAAAGCTGCGTACGGATCATCAACGATGATAGCCAGCGCGTCCGTGATGGACGTGTTAGCAGGCCAGTACTGAGCAAACGTGGGTTGCTTGGTGATGGGGTTGGTGTAAGAACAGCCCATAAACACACCGGCGGGAGACCCCGTGGTGGTGCCTGCGAACTGAGCGACGGTTCCGCCAGCCGTGATGGAAACCAAGTCACCGAAGAAGATGGCGCCGGCAGTGTTGGCGATCGGAAGTTTCCGAGTTGCGCCAGCATAGGGCATACCGTCTAGACGGTTAATGGGTTTGAAACCATACGGAGCGGCTACTGTGGGATAAGCCATGTTTATAACTCCAAAACATTAAGAAGGTTTACCATAGCTAACCGAGGATTTCCGCTCTTTGAAGATCGGCATCCGGGCATCGCTTTGGCGCATCAGATTGTTATCCACAGCTTCCGTCTGATCTTGCGTCTGCTTGGCGTAATAGTCATTACGCTGCTTCACAAATTCAACCGGGGTTTTGCAGAGCAACAAACCGCCAATCTCAATACTATCTTTGTATCGACTGTTGGGATCAGCTAACAGTTGGAATTTGGGTTGTTCTTCCATTCGCACTGGCTCCCATCCCTCGCGTAGTTTGGCCGAGAGGTTACGGGGATCTGCCACGTTCAAAGTGGAAACGCGAATCCAACGGTATGAGTAGCCGGCCTCTTTGTCAGGCTCAGGCAAAGACTCAGGGAGTGCCCACTGCTGGGGACGCTCTGATACCGCACGCGTGTCAAATTCACGAGAAAGTCGTTTTTCAGCCATTTTGTGACTCCTTCAAAAACTCCTTCACATACTGCTCAGGAGATATGCCTAGTTTTTTGATCAAGGCCATTTGGCTCGTTTTCAGCTTCACTTTGTTCGAAGCCGTACTACGAACCGCTGGGGCCACAACTGCCGCAGGTTTGCGTGCTGGCTGCCGGACCTCTGTCTGCGACTCTTCCGTGACACCGAAGTTCTCGGGGAATCGGCGACGCATTGTTTTGTCCAATGTGTCGTAATACTCGTCAGAGCCAACAACGACTCCATTGCGGCGGAGCTTCTCATGAAGCCCCAGCGCAGTGGCCGTCATCTCCTCATCTTGACCAAACCAGCTATTGCGTTCTTGCCACGCTAACGCACGTCGATCGGGTTGAGGAACCTGTGGCTGCTGTACAGTTGCGGTTTGTACAGGAACTTCTTGCTCCTGTAAAGGGGGCATTTTGAAACTTTTAGCTTGCATTGCCCGCAACGTGGCTTCCTGCATCTTCTGTTGCGCATCCGCAACTTGATCTGCATCGCCAGATTCGTACGCCTCTTTGAACGCCCTCTTAGCCATTTCCAGCTCAAGGTTCGCAGAGTTCTGAATAGACTCAACGTATTCCTTTTCTCCCGTAGTCAGGATAGTTTTAATACGTTTGTTCTCTTCCATCAGCTTCTTGGCCAAGGCCAAAGCTTCTTGCTGTTCGCGCAGGGCCGCCTCTTTCTCGCGGCGCTCGTCGTGCCAGACTTTGCGCATCTGCTTGAGCTTTGACTTAACCTCATCGTCGTAGGCTTCTAGCTCGTCTTTCTCCAGGTTCTCGACCAGCTGCTTGGGCATTGGCTGCCGGCCGCGGTCTTCTTCTGGAGTGTCGTCCTCGATTTCAATCTCAAACTTTTCCTCTTGCTGCTCTTCAGCAGAGGCTTTGCTCTCTTCAATTTCGTCGGGGAACTTGAATTCTTGGGTTTCCATTTGTGCCATTTTTGAAGGCTCCTTTTAGGCTCGTTTGATGCCACGCGGGTCGTCGACCACGCTCTCTACAGAATCATCGTTGATGAGTCTGAACTCACGGCCGTGGATCAGAAGGCGTGTGCCGGCATTGGGTCGAACAATGACGAAATCACCTTTCTTGCACCAGGGTCCGCTGGGAAAACGCTGCTGGTCTTTGTAGCAATCTGGTCCAAGGTCTACGACAAAAAGCACCGTTGCCAGCTTCTCTTCGTAATCAATGGTTAATTCAGACTTCACTAGACCAATAGAGCTGTCCTCAAATTCTTTCTCCACTTCTGGTATGGCACAAAGAATTCTGTAGCCAGAGGGACGGGGCAGTTGTTTTGCCTTTTCCTCTGCTGTTGCTTCCAGTTTGTATGAACCTACGATCTCCGGTTTATCGGGGTTTGAGCCGATAAGGATCTCAGTCGTCATCCGCGTTCTCCAAGTTTTGTTGCAGGTCTAGTATGTAACCTCTGGCAGTGAGCAGACCACGAATCTCACCACAGAGTCTTTTGTACTCCTCAAACGATTCGGCCTTCCCTTCTGACAGGTAGTCCTTAATCTGCGCAACCTTTTCGTCGGTCTGCTTTGTGAGTACTTCAAGAGCGTCCATCATTCACCTTTTGTCGGTTTTGATTTATTTTGGTACACGGTTTTAAGTGCGTCTGCCATGATTTCTCGGGCGTTCACTTTCTTCTCATGCGAGCGTATAGCGTTGTCTTTGTACACGTCCACACCCGCCCTCAGCACAGCCTGCTTCATAGACATATTGTTTTGCGCCAATATGCGTGAAGCCTCGATCCGTTGCTGGTTTTCTTTCAATTTGATATCTGCCGCATCCTTGGCAGCCTTGCGCTGTTGCTCGGCCTGCTTGATGGCCAGCTCCTGCTGTTGCATCTGGATGATCGGGTCTTGTGCTTGCTGTTGAGCTTGCTGCTGCTGGGCCTGCGCTTGGTTTTGTTGCGTCAGACGCTGAGCAGCCTGTGCCAACATGGGTGCCAAACGAGCTTCGACCTCGGGGTCCATGTGCACGTCTTCTCCTGCATCGTCCTTCTGGGGCGGCAGGGACATGCCCAACTGCATCTCGATCTGCTTGCGGTACTCAAACCCAAGGTGCTCATTGATATGAGACATCATGGTTGCCTGCAGCTGCGGCGCAATCGGGTTGTTCTGCAACAACTGGATGATCTTCGGGTCTTGCATGGCCGACATGTGGACCATGATGTGAGCCTGGTGATCTTGATAAGCAAACGCCTTGACCGGTTTGCCCATCAATACATTCTGGTTTTCCGTCACCGGGTCCGTCGGCTTCTGGTCCTCATCCATCGGAATGAGCTTGTTGGCGTTCTTGATGCCGAGCACATCCAACATCTGACGGTGCAGCAGAGGCATGTTGTACATCTGCGGCGCTGTCTGAGCCAGCTGCAACACAGCCTGGTACTGCACAATCTTCTGGGCCATCGTCGATGCGTTCGGGTCAGAGACCGGAATCACATCCACATCATCGTAGTCAGACTTTTTGGCCGAGCGGCTACCTTCAACCGGGACATAGTCATAGTCATCCGGCGTGTAGTCGCGGATGATGTCTCTGATCAAACCCAACTCTTCTTTGAACGAGAAGTGAATGCGCGCCTGGACAGCACTCATCACTTTCAACGTGCGCTCGAGGATGGCCAGCGTCGTGCCGACCGGGGCCTGCGATGACATGTCGCTGATTTGCAGGTCGGCCGTGTTCGCAAAACGGCGGCCGTCTTGGATGATCTGGTTCAGCAACTGCAGCAACGTCTGGCTCGGCTCTTTGTACGGGAGCGTCATCAGGTTGTCTTTGATCGTGCCGCTAGGTACATCCACGTCACGGAATTCGCCCGGGGAGATGGGCGTGTCGTCACCTTTGACGCGCAGGCCGCGGGCCTTGAAACCACCCGGCAGATTGCTCAGCGTACCGGCATCTACCAGTTGGCGGATCAGCGACGTGCCCGACTTGGCAAAAGCTCCAATCAGGTGGATCAAACCAAAGTGATAGAAGCCAAAACCCGGGATGTAGCCATAGTGCACAAAGTGCGCGCGCTTACGGCAGTTCTTATCTTCCGGCCTCCAGTTGCGACGGATAGCCAGAACCTGCGACGTGTTCTTATCAATCGTCACAATGTACGGCAGAGCAATGCCCGTTGGCTCACCCTCATCATCCGTATGCTCGTAGCCCTTGAGGTCAAGGTCCACATTCATCTCTAGGATACGGAAGCGGTCGTCAGTCGTGGCTCTAAAACCCAGACGTTCTGCAATCTTCTTTTCCACCTCATCGAGCACCACGTCCGGCTCGCCAAGGTCAATGTCTCTCCAGAACCCGGCCACCTGCAGACGGCGGACATCGTTCTCTGTCTTGCGCATCACATGCGTAATACGCGGTGACGACTCCAAGTCTGATGCGCCATAAGGCACAACCAGATCTTCTGCCGGCACAAATATAGATGTCTCACGCTCCATGTGCGGGTCGTAGTACACCTTCTTGAAAGCGTTGCCAGACAGGCCCAGGCCCCACAGCATCCGCTCGTGCTCAGGACGGAACTCTTTATTCTTGTCCGTCAGACGGTAGTTCATGTCCTTCTCTACGCGCAGAGCAGCCTCTTTCTTGGCCGGGGTCTCGAGGCCCACAATCTCCGTCTTAACCGGGCCGGCCGCTGGAAACGTGGCCATCATCGTCTCGGACTGAAACTTCACCAGCGCTTCGGCCATGATCGGGTGGTACACACCGCAGGCACCTTCCCAAGGCTCTGACCGCTCTTCGATCTTCATGCCAAGAAGCTCGAGGCCATCTACATATGTCTGAATCCAGTCCTTACGGGAGGCCAAGTCTTCTTCAAAGTCGCCGATCAGGTCGCCGGCAATACGGACCAGATCGCTCTCGTCCATGTACTCGGCCAGGTTTGCGTCAAAATCTTCTGCTGTTTCGCGCGCCGGCTCAATCTCAATTTCCATCCCATCGACGCCAATCGTCACGCTATCTGGATTTTCGATTTCAATCTCAATTGGAGGGCCTTCCTCCACCATTTGATCTAGCGAATCAATCCCAAGCGGCGCTTGATTGAAAGCTTTGTCGATGTTCGTGGCCATATGAATCCTTAATAGTAAGCAGCCTTGCGCCTAAACGTGACAGGATCATCGTCCTCGTCAGAATCCAGCCGCAAAAATCCCCCCTGCCTGAACCTGATCAGGGCCTGGGTCGTCGAGTCCACCAAGTCATCGTGCGATGCATTTGGGAACGCAGCCATCTGTTCAATTACCTCTCTCGCCCAACTGGTATCAGGCGCCCATACTTTACCCGACTTGAACAAATCAGTCACCGAATTCAAACGAACAAATTTATCGTTCCCCCGCGTCGGCGTGTAGTCATGAATCGCTATCCCCATGCGCCTCAACTCAAAAATCAACGGCGCACCAGCCGCCTTCGCCTCAATAATGCACGTATCAGGCTCCCATTCCCTGTACAACTCCAGCGCTTTTTCCTTCAACTCAGGAAATTCCATCCTCTCTTGGAACGCATCTAATAATATGAGGTTGATATCCCGCTCATCCTCGTTCCTATGGAACACCCCCCATGTCGTACACGCCGAATAGTCGCTCCTCTCGTTCTTCGTGAACGCCGTATCCCAACTCTGGATGATGAATTCGCACGGCGGCGCCCTCTCACCCTCCCAAATCTTCCACCAATCCCGCTTTACCAGCGCCCCTTCCTCACCCGTGGGCCTCTGCTGGTACTGCGCATTCCACTTACTCGGCGGCAATTCCTCTTTCAGCGCCTCCAATTCCTTCAGCGACCAGAATTCCGGCCACAAAGGCTTGCCAGACGGCAAAATCGCAGGCAATTCGATCACATCCCAGTCCTCTCCAGTGCTCCTTTTCAGCGAATCAGACAGCACTCGACCCGTCAAATCCCCATCAGCCCACCTCGTCATCACCAAAACAATCGACCCGCCAGGCTGTAAACGCTGCCGCGGCCCAGACGTGTACCACTCATACACCTTCTGATACACCTCCGGGTTCCCAGCCGCCAAAGCAGCCTCCTGCTCCGAGTGCGGATCGTCAATGATCACAATATCCCCGCCCTTACCCGTCACAGTTCCCCCAACACCAATAGCAAAATACTCCCCGTTCTTATTAGTACTCCAACGGCCAGCCGCCTTACTGTCCTGCCGCAACGTCACATCAGGAAATACCCTCGAGTACGCCTCACTCCCCACTAAGTTCCTCACCTTCCGACCAAACCCAACCGCCAACTCCCCAGTGTTCGAACACTGAATGATCTTCTTGTGCGGAAATTTCCCCAAATACCAGCTTGGAAACAAGTACGACGCAAACTCAGACTTCGTATGCCGCGGCGGCATGTTAATAATCACTCGCTTTGTCTCCCCCCGCGCTATAGCCTCAAACTTCTTCGCCATCAAAGCATGATGCCGCCCATGCACAAACCCAGGCCACATCTGCTTCACATACTCCATAAAACTCCCCTGCGCCTTCTCCCTCACCACCGCATTCTGCCAATCCTCTATCTCCTCCGCCAACATCCCAAATTGCTCCTGCGGCAACGACTCCACAAACGCCTTCATCCTCTCAGGCGATATGTCCACCGGCAAAACATCAAGCAACTTTTCCGTCATCTTTTCACTCTATCGTCCGAAAATTTATATACACCGGCCGAATGCTGCGCCGCCTCTCCAACCTCTTCAATACCCCCAACTTCACCAGCCGGTCCACTATCTCCTTCGTGTTCCCAACCCCACTCTTCCCCCTCATCTCCGCTATCTGCCGGAGCGTCGGACTGTGACCAAACCTCTTCCACCACTCATCCACAATCAAAAATACCTCCCTCTGCACCGGACTCATGCCAACCTCCAAACAATCCTCACGCCTAACCCTCGGCCGACGAGCCATCTCCCGATTAACAACCAATGGCAACGTTGCCATTCATCACTCCTAAAAGTTTTAAAAATATACCCCGGGGGTAATCTCAAAGTATTCATTAACGGGGGGTGTTTCTAAGTTCTAACTCCAGATCGTCGGCAGGATTTTCGATGGGGGGAGGGGGGTCAATGGAATTTTGAAGGGATTGGGTGTGCGGAATAGTATGTAATGGCAGAGTGGGACTCCAATCGGCATTTTGGGGGGTGGGGGTCGCTCCCGGGTCGACCGCGGGTTCGCTCACGGGGTCGGGCTCGCTCGGCACGATCTCAGCCAGCAACGACTCAGCGTCACGCGACAACACGTCCACGGCATCCGCATTCATGACCTGCCGCAACTTCGCGAGCAACTGGGCTCGAGCATCTTCGCTGGTCTTGATAACCCGGTGTTCTGACCGGTGAACGAATGCGTCCACGCCCGCGACTGTGCCCAGAACCTTTGCCGCTTGCACCTTTGTCGCTTGTTTTGCGTCCGGATCGGTCACGACTTGCACGAGAGAATGGATTACTAGGGCCCTCAGTTGTTGGGGCGCATGATATGCAGCCGCCTCGTTTGCCAGCTTGAAGGCTTCGATCTCCGCTTTTATTCGGGTATCGCGCTTAAGCTTGCTGGCATTGTCTCCCACGGTCTTAGGCTTCCCGGTGGCTTTGTAGGCTTTGCGGTAGGCATCGGCTCCCGTGTTACCGGATGCCACGAGACGGGCGAATGTCTTTTGCTTATGGGTCAACTCCCCTGCTACCCCTAGCACATGGTCTATTGGTACTTGGTCTAGTGCCTCTCGTATTGCTTTCCTAGATGGACGATTCATGCTGGCTCGCTTCGCTTTGAACACGGGGCCCATCATACCGGAACAAATGGGGAACTGTCACCTGGGCGACACCTAGCCCTTGACAACCCCGAAAGTACACACAACCCCGGCATTTTCTGGAAACAAAAATACACAAATCGTCCAGGCCAGTCACATACGCGACACCGAACGCTTGAGCACTCCCGGGAATGATGACAGCATCGCGCCTATGCATTACCCCAATGCATACAACCCTTGAAAGGACTAGCAATATGAACGACCCCGTAATCACCGCCCTGCGCATCGCCGCCGCCCTCATCGGTGCCGCTGGCGCCCTGACTGTTTCCATCGCCCTGCTCGCCGGCAGTATTTCCCTAACCCTTGCGCTGGTTTCCCTGCTCGCCTTCGGCGTCATGGGCGCCGCTTTCATCTTCGGAGAATGACACCATGAAGCAATTCGCGATTCACTTGCCCGGATGGGTTTACGCCATGACCGCCTACGGCACAACCAAGACGGACGCCCTGCAACGATTCAAACACCAACACGGCATGACCCGGATGCCGCGCGGGTATGCAATTTGGGAGGCTTGACACCATGACCGACAACGACTCCACCCTAGAGGACTTGCGCAACGCCGAAGCCGCGAACCGCCGCCACCGCGCCCGCATGAACCGCACCACCAACCCCCGCGATCCGGACTACATCGACCCGGACGACTTCCCCGACACCCGCCACCAGTACACCGGCCAGCAACCCCTCGACCTTGACTAAGGACAACCCGCCATGATGACCACACAGAAGCAAATCCGCGCCGCATTCTGGGCAGCGCACCCGACCGCCGACCGCCGCCGCTACCCGACCCGCGACTGGACCCGCGAGGACAACACCCGCCGCGACTATTGCACTGACACCCGGTGCGCCTTCGTTGATTTTGTTGACCATCTCGCCCGGTCCGGCGAGATATCCGAAGCACTCGCCGAACGGGTGACCCTATGAGAGACGCCCTCGCCGTTCTAATTTGCGCCGCACTTTTTGCCCTTCCCTTTGCCCTTTACTTTTGGAGCATGAAACCATGAAAACCGAACTATTCACCCCCGAAGAACTCGCCGACATTGTGGACACCCTCGCCACCATCAAGGCCGAAATCGCCGAACTTCAAGCCCGCGCCGACACCTACAAGGCCGCGCTTATCGCCGCCGAGGTTCGAGCCGTTGACGGAACCAAGCACCGCGCGACCATTTCCGAGGCTTACCCGGTGAAAACCGATTGGCAAGCAATCGCCGCCCGACTGCAACCCTCCGCCCAACTGGTGCGCGCCTACACCACGCAAGCCACAGAACCGACATTCACCGTCCGCATTACCGCCCGAAAGGTCACAGCATGAACACAATCACCGTCACCGTCCGCCGGGTTTACGGCAACCCGGTTATCTACCCAGCTTGTGAACAGGCCCGCCAATTTGCCCGCATCGCCGGCACGAAAACCCTCACGCTCGACACGCTCCGCCAAATCCGCGCCTTGGGTTACACCATCGCCGAGCGCCACGAGTCCAACCTACCCGAAGGGATTGCATCATGAAGGGATTGATAGTCTACGAAGGCCCCAGCCGCATCGATGGAGCGCCAATCGTCATTGTGCTAGTTGGCATCAAGGCCAAAAGCAAGAACAGCAAAACCGGACACCTAGTCCAGTCATACATTCTCCGCGCCGATGTTGACCCCGTGACCGCCGCCAAGGTCGGCAACGATGCCAGCATATGCGGACAATGCGAACACCGCCCCAAGCTGGCCCGCAAAACCGGGAAACCGCCCTGCTACGTCAACATAGGGCGCGGGCCCCTACAAGTATTCAACGCCTACCGCCGGGGCAATTACACGCGCGTCACACCGGACGAGGCCGCCGCGATTATTGCCGGGTTAAAACTCAGGCTCGGGACATATGGCGACCCCTACGCTGGGCCCGTTGGCTTGTGGGAAACGCTCACCCAGTACACCGCGGGCCACACGGGTTACAGCCACCAATGGAAGCGCCGCGGGTTTGATTCTGACCGCTGGAAACGCCTAGTAATGGCATCAGCCGACACCCCGGACGATGCCGCGCTGGCAAATCTGTTCGGGCTCCGGGTTTTCCGGGTAACGCACCAAGCCGACCACCAAGCCGGTGAAATAACCTGCCCCGCATCCGCCGAAGCCGGGAAACGCACCCAATGCGCCGACTGTATGCTTTGCGGTGGAACTAGCAAAGCCGCCCGCGATATCGTAATTCTCGACCACGCCCCCGGACACCAGCGCCGCCGGGTTGTCCCCATCCTTACAGCTTGAAAGGTCACACCATGAAAACCGAACACACCCCCGGCCCTTGGACAATCCAACATGGCGCCAGCCCCCGGGTTTACCTAATCAACGGCCCGCAAGGGCATGCAGTGGGCGAGGTGGTTTACAGCGACACTCGCAACCCCTCAGACGCCCAACTAATCGCCGCCGCGCCCGACCTACTCCGCGCCCTGGTGGATTTGTTGGACGATCAACGAGATGCCAGCTTGCCCGTACTGGATCGGGCCCGCGCCGCAGTTTACAAAGCAATCGGGGCATGACATGAACACCACCCGCACCATTGACCACGCCGAAGAACTCGCCCGCGATATCGACCCGGAACTAGACCCGGAAACCGCCGCCAGCGTTGGCCGTTACATGATTCAAGCACAGCGCCGCTATCGCTCCAACTACTGGCGCGCCGGTGGGCGCGAATACTACCGCAACAAAGCAGGATTGTGCGAGGATGCCCCCTGCTGCGGCTGCTGCAACGCGTAAGGGGAGAACATGAAGCACTCAGAGCACGCCTACATTGAAGCCGGGTTTAAATTCGAGCGAGGACAAATCCAGGCCCAGACCCTCCGCGCAATGATCGAGGCAGAGCACATCGACGACCGAACCGAGGCCCGCCGACTAATCGAACGGGGCCGACAAGAGGCCCGCGAAGTGTCGCACAAGTGACAGACGCCCGGCCACACGCCGGGTTGTAATTCAATCCCCAACTGATGGAGCCAGCAATGCAACTATTCACCGTCACCATTGAAGCCACCACGCGCAAGACAATCACACTCGCCGCGGATTCGATAGCGGAGGCGTCACTTGCCGCGCAAGATATCTACCACCATTTGCCCGCGGACATTGGCACCACTGCCACGCGAGTAGTGGAGGCAAACCCGATAGCGGAGGCGGTATGACCGAAGAACCGGGGCAATGGCCCTGGCCCTTCCCAATCTGCAATGGCGAGCAGGTAGAACAACCCCCGCCAAAACCCATCACTTACCCCGATGATGTAGAGGAGGCGCCCTTCTAATAGCGGAGGCGCCGTTGCCACACGGCAACAAAAGTATTCACCTTTGCACAAAAAAGTATCAAAATGCGCCTATGTTCAGGCGCTCCATGTTCGCAATCTATCTGTACGAGGACGAAAACGGCAACGTTTCTGTCCGCGCGGATAGCTATGGGCATGGCGAAAAGGTCATGAACATCGGGCTCGAGGTGCTCGAGGCCCTCATCCGCAAGGACTCCAGTAGTGGAGGCGAAATGATGTTCGTGCTACCCATTGCGCGATGCGAGCTGGTTCAATGACTTGACCAGACTCTGCGAGAACTTGAACAGGCCAACCCGCTGGTGCGTGTCGTTGGCATCCTCCCCCACCACATCACTCAACCAATACGGCCAGCCAATCTCCTTGGCCGTGCGTTCCCCGGTAGCGGAGGCGTCATTGTCCGCCACGATCAGGCCCGGCTCCTGAATTGTGGAGGCGATCTTCTTCATGTTGCCGGCCGAGAAACAAACATGCAGGGTATACCGCCGCTTCATTGACTTGAGTGCAGCACGGATCGACAAGGCCGTGGCATACCCCTCGCACAGAATGTGGGGGCCCTTGTTGTCAAAGCAGAACTCTGCGCCCGATGTACGCTGGCCGAATAGAAACTTCTTTGTCCCGTCCGCATCAATGATCTGACACCCGACCAGACTGCCGTCCACCCGCATGGGTATCACGAGGAACTGCTTGCCCTCGTACACCCAGACGTTGCCCTCCTCCTCGCCGAACCCCTTGCGCTTGAGGTAGTCGTGCTTGCCTATCCCACATTGCTTGAGTATGTAGGCGGCTTTGCCCGCTGCTTCGCGCTGCATGCGGAGGCGATCCTGCTCTGCCTTGGTAGCCAGCGCCTGATAGTCACGCTTGGCCCCCTCCGTTGCGCCCTCATCCTTCCAGATTGAAACCTCTGTGTCTGTCGCATGGTTCTGCACAAACGCATGGTCACCCATGAACTTGACCGCACCGTTGCGCTTCTTTGGGTGGTCATCTGTGGGGAATCGTTTCCACACGCCGATGGGCGGGGGATAGCTAATCATGATTCCATGTGCCCGGCAAAAACTTAGGAAGTCCATCACGATACTTTCTTCTTGAGGCCCTTGATGTAGCGGATGACTGACGCCCTGACCGCCTTCTCAAATGCAATGTTGGGAGGAGCGGGCACATCGACCAAACCCTTTGGCCATACGCCGAACTTGTCTTTGTATGTGTGGGCCGCGCGCCCGGGCGACCAGCCCTCGTGCTGCACCTTCCACTGGCACATCGACCACCATGCCTGCTTGTTCTCACGGCTCATGGCCTGCAGCTCTGTCATCTCACCCGGCACGCTATCCACCAGGTTTTTCTTCTCGCGCACGTAACCGCAGTGAGAACAGGTGTCTGCAAACTTGGGCATGTACGCCTCGCACCGCGGGCACTTGGCTTCTTTCTTTTCCTTCTCGGTTGGTTCTTTCTTGGGCTTCTCTTTGCCATCATCCAGCTCGTGCACGCCGTTCTCGTACACGTCTTCCCAATCCTCGCGGAAGCGCAGGTAGTTGCCCGAGTGGTCCAGCCACAGAGCAAACGGCTTGGACTCTGGATCAGCCATGTTGGCGCGCATCACTCGACCCATCTGCTGAATGTGGGAGGAGAGGGATTTGCTGAACGGCCTGGCAGACACGCCGATCATCACGTCAGGCACGTCAAACCCTTTGGTCAGAATGTCTGTGGCGATCAGACCATGAATCTCTGTGTCCGGCTTGGCAAAGTCCTCGATAACTTCCTTCTTGAACTCATCATCATCTCGATAGCTGATGCTGATGAAGTTGTAGCCAGCCTCTGCGAACTTGCGCGACAGGTCCATGCCGTGCTCGACACCGGAGCAGAACACAATGGTCTTGCGCGGGCGGCCGAACACTTCGTGCGTCATCTTCACCCACTCAGTAACCACGTCACCGGTGATCTTCATGCCACGCTTGGATGCTTCTGCCTGCGACCACTCGCCGGCCACCTTCTTGGCGCCCGACATGTCGATCTCTTTGGCAATGAACACACGCAAGGGCACGAGCACGCCCTGATCCACCAGCTGCTTGGTGGTGATAGAGGAGACGACGTTGTCGTACACCTTGCCCAGCCCCTTGGTGAATGGCGTTGCAGTCAGGCCAATGACTTTGATATCCGGGTTGTTCTTGATGAAATCAATCGTCTGCTCGCGCGTCTGGTGACACTCATCGATGATCAGCAACGACAAGTCAGGGAATGCGCCACGCTTCTCGATAGTCTGGGCCGAGCAGATTTGAATGTTCTCGTACGGGCGATAACGCCAGTGCCCTGACTGCAGGACGCCGTGGTCGATGCTGTACTTCTCGAGGCGCTGGCTGGTCTGGTCACACAGAACGATGCGGTCCAGCAGCATGGCCGCCTTGTTGCCCTTGTTCTTTGTGGCCTCCAGCAGAGCAATGGCCATCTCAGTTTTGCCGGCACCAGTTGGTGCATACAGAACCTGATGACGCTTGCCTGCTGCAAACCCACTACGCAAATTGGCAATGATGTCAGATTGATACTGACGTAGATTCAGTGACATAAGAACTCCACTGCCGGGACTAGCCGCCCGGCTTCGGCTTGGGTTACGCTGCTTTCTTCAGCTGACGTTGATACGATGCAACCTGGCGCTTTAGCTGACTGTTCTCCGCTTGGAACTGGTCCCGGCTTACCTTCACCGCGGCCAACTCCACCTCGAGCACTTTGATCTGCGCGCGCAACTCAGCAATCAACTCCTCTGCTGCCTTCGGATCTTCTGATCCCTTGACTGCCAGCTGGTCGATCAGCTTCTCATTCTCGCCAATCAGGAACTTGATTGTCTCAGCCTGCTCCGTCTCAAACGGGTTGACCTGCGGCTCCTCTTTGACGACAGGGGCGGGCTTGACCTTTGGTGCTTCACGCTTACGCTCAAACACTTCACCGCTTTGATTGCGAACCTTGACAGTATCGGGTGCAACACCGTTGCGCATCTTGGCAACGAATGTGTGCGACACATGACACGCCCGTGCAATCTCACGATCAGACCACTCACTCCACTCAAAGTCGTTCAGCATCTCCATCACAACACGACGCTTGTCTTCGTTGGTCATCTGCATGCCGTGCGTGCCGTTGGCCCCGAACGAGTACAGAATCGCATCACGCACCGTGCCCTTGGCTATGTTGGCAACTATGCTGGCGCGCTTGTTCTTGCGCGTGGCATGGTAGCGGTGAAATCCATCTGCCAGCCAGTACTCTTTGCCATCAAAGAATACAACGACAGGCGGGAACTCTGCGCCATCTGCCATGGCTGCAGCATAGTTGTCCACCATGTCCTGCAAGATCATGCTGCGGGACTGCGTGCCCCCGTCAATACGAATGGCCGATATCGGCAGCGGCTTGGTTGCGTCAAACATTATGCTTTCCCCTTGTTGTTGGCCAAGAACCCGAGCGCAAAGTAACGCCACTTGGTCTGGATATTGGTCGTGTTGTACTTCTTACCGTCCCAAGAAAAGTCCAGCCCCTTCAGGGTCAGAATCTCCTCAAACTTTTTGTGCGCCTCCGTCAGCGCGCTTCTGGTCTTCTTCATTTCGCTTCTCCAAAATTGTTATCCTCAACTCATTACATCGGTCACACCGATAAGCAACGCAGCCCTTGATCGTGGGCTTGAACTCCTCCCACCGGTGCCGGCACTCGTCCGCGGCAGTCACACTAAGTGATAGCATAGAAACGCCCACCCACATGCGGCCGCCACAATCCATGGCCACGGATTTATCTTGCGCTTGTAGTGCTCAATGGCATACGGCTCATGGCACGGAAACGCTTCCATCAGCGTGCGCGGATAACACCTCACAGTATCATTGATTTGTAAACCTTTTTTATTCATTTTGCCTCCATGTTCAGCAGGTGAATGGCAACGTTGCCATTGGTTTCATGTGCACATATCTGCATTTTAGTGTAACAGATCAGCGCCTTTTGTCAGCGTTTTCCCGCATGTCTTTGATTGAGTTAATCATGATCCTGGTCTCGACGAGGGCAATGTTTGCCTCCTTGAGAGCAGTCTCATAGTCGCCACGCAGCATGCTCTTGTGAACCTCGTGCAGGGCCCGTTCGGCCATCATGCAGGGGTAGGCATAGTCAATCAGCTCTCCCATCATCGCTCCCTTACTGACAGGTGCAGATCTTTGGCTTTCAGGTACGGGCCCAGAATCTTCTGCCTGACTGGTCGGTCCGCCTTGTACTGTTGCCACGCCACGAACGGGTTCGGTGCTGACTCCCACTTGGCATTCCACAGGTGCTGATGCGCTTGCAACATTGCCAGCCAGTACCTGTACTCCTGCTCCGCCTTCTCCCGAATTTCTTTCTTGGACGGCTGCCTTGCCGCGCCCTTTGGCCTTACCGTCCACTGCGATATGTCCCTTGCCATCTGTCCTCCTTTGTGTTTTTGTCTTGCGCATTATTAACTCTTTGCCAACGCCCGAATGGAGGCGCTGGCAATCTTTGGGGTAAAGCCACAGATTAAGCAGCCGTTTTGCTCATTCTTTACAAACGACACCAGAGACGGAGCATCCTCAATCATGGTAGCCACAGTCTCACATGCCTGCTGCCACACAAACTTGGCATTGTTCTTTCCAATCACGGTCTGCTCTTTGATAGTGAGCGTGTCCCACCACTGGTCAAAAGTCATCGCTTCAGCCCTCTGATGTAGATGGCAAAGCTGTCCACCGTGGTCTGCCCAAACGCGCCTTTGAATTTCTCAATGGCCTGCGCCACCTCCTCAATTGTGTCGTTCCTGACCTTGGCCGTGTATGGATCTATATCAACGTTTACCTTCTCAGCAATCTGCCGCTTGCGCCAGCCCTGCGCCTTCTCGAGATCATCGAATGCTTCGTCTTCGTCCGTCTTCATGATCACCCCTTAAAGAAATTCTTGAACCGGCATAGCCAGCAGCGCCGCCCCATAACCCCGTTGAGCCGCTTCTGAAGATCCTCGACGTGAGCCTTGGCCTCCTCAAAGTTACCTTGAGCAATGACCAAAGCCTTCTTCAAGTCCTTGATCTTAGCCGCCGCCTCCACGCGGTCTTGAACCTCTTCAGGAAAGTGCTGGTCATACAGCGTCTTGATCTTCGCCCCCTGCTGGTACGTGGTGTTTTGGGAAACGCCATGGATCAGCCGGGAAATGGCTGCCTGAGATAGGCCAACCTCGGCGCCGATCTTCTCCTGCGTCATGTGGAAGTTAAGCTCTGTGAGCATCTTCTGAATCGTTGTCACCTGTTTCCCCTTACATTGAATTGCCACGCCTAGCGCACGGCCAGACGGCCTTGAGAACCCGGTTGATCAATATGTCCCCCGTTTGATGCCGCTCAGCCGGCGTGTTCTCGAGATAGTTCTTGACCATGTCTCGAATTTGTCCGGCGGTTGCGTTTTCAGGCATGCAATTGATATAACCACGACCCATGTCGGCTATCCCAATGATGTAGCCCATGCCGTACATCCTGTTCTCAACATAACCACTCTGAAGATCAGAGAGTAACTTGTTGCCGTCCATGAACTCAGCATGCGCCGAGCCCACCATGAGCGCCAAGATCAGGGCACGCTTCATGCCCGCTTCTCCAGTGGTGCCGTTGCCGGCTGCACGGCATCTTCCAACTTGTAGATCAGCTCCGCGGTGATGGAGTCCAGCAGGTTCAGCTTCTGGTTCCAGCGCGCAATGGTCAGACGGATGTCCCGCAGGAACTCCTCCCGCAGGGCCTCGTCGTCCATGACCTTGGTCGTCATGCGATAGCCGCCGCCAGCTTCTCGGTCTGACTGAAGGCTAACAAATGCCCGAATGGTGGTTGGTTCAGAATCCACGATGGTGATCTTGCATCGCTGGATCAGGACGCGCGCCTGATAGCGGCGGTGCGCTTCCGCGGCAGCACTGTCATCCCACTCAAAGTGACTGTGCAAAGGACTGTTCTCGTCCTTGGCCTCGTCCAACACCGCATCCACCTGAAGAATGCCGCCGTTTTTCTTGGCAATATCCATCAGTACTGTCTTTTCAATTTCCAAACTCATGCTTCTCTCCTGTTAAAAAATTGCCTGCCTAGCCGATCCCGGCCGCTCCGAGCCTAACCATGCCTGCCACACCCGGCCATGCCGTACCCGGTCTCGCCTCGCCACACCTTGCCTGCCTTCCCAATCCAAAGCTGACCGAACCTCGACTCACCACGCCTGCCTTGAGTTGCCAAACCACGCCTTGCTCGTCCTTGCCAAGCCTCTCCTCGCCTGCCAGTCCTTGCGATACCACTCCTATCCCGGCCTCGCCTAGCCTGCGTTGCCATTCCGCACCACACCATTCCCGGCCTGGCCTATACCCGCCTCTCCAAGCCTGCCCTGCCTCTCCGGGTCTTACCCCGTCGTGCCTTGCCTCGCCTGCCATTCCAAACCGCGCCGGCCCAAGCCGATCCCAGCCAAGCCGTTCCCCGCCCTGCCTGCCCTGACGATCCTGGCCGCGCCGATCCGCGCCTAGCCATGCCTGCCTAGCGAATCAATTGATCTTGAATTGCTTCTTGACCTCTTTCTCGCGGTCGGTCTCCACCACACGGAACAGACCAAACCCACAGCCAGCCGAAGCCTTGCTGTCAGGACGGCCCGCCCCGATCCCTACCTGCATCCCGCAACGGGACACAAGGTTCAATACATCTGTCATCTTGAACTGGTCCATGTCATACCGCACCGACAGCTTGGCCGCCCACTTGCGATACATCGGACGTGAACGCACATCCACCACGCCGGTCGCGTTGCGGGTGTGAGCGGTATACGTGTGGCTCTCACCATAGATCTGGACCAACGGAACCCCGTCGTTCTTATCAAACCCGTCAGCCTCAACAAAGGTGGATAGCTTAGCCAGCGTCATCTTGAAACCCACCAGACGGCAGGCACTGATCATGGCCGCGCGGAAGGCCGCAGCATTCATACCCTCCCAGCCCTCGGGCGAACGGTAACGGGCCTCCTCGGCCTCTTTGTCATAGTCCCGTGCACTACGCTCTTTCTTGTTCTTGGCAGATGAACCCTCTGCCATCTTGGCCATCAGCTCCGCCTTCTTGCTGAACCGCTCCACCACCAGCGGGGCAGTGCCCTCGATGATGAACTGCACGGTGCCAAACTTGGGGGCGGTGATAACACCAGTCTCTTCTTTCACGCTCATTTGCTTACTCCAATTTAGGTTGATGAATGACAGTCTTGCTGCTGCCATGTGCAGAAATGTACGCTTATGTGCACCACTGGTCAACAAAAAAATGTCACCTAAGTGACAGCTGGATTCTTTGGTTTCCTGTTGGCAACGTTGCCAGAGAACTTTTGTTTCCGGCTCTACTCATAATATATTTATTTAACCTAGAGGGAGGG